ACCTAAGAGTTAAGTATAAACTAGCATTATTAATATGTTTTGTAGCAATGTTAGATTGTTGTGCTGCTATTTTTTGCAAACCAACAAGAGTATCTTTGTCTGGTAAACTACCGTCTCTAGCTTCGTTAAGACCAGTTACATCTCTTATCATTTGAACATAATAATTATATGTATTTATAAGAGAACCTATTTTAGCTTGCCCCGCAGATGTAGATAATTCTTGAACAGGAACTTTACCAGCATTCATGCCACCATCTTGAGTTAATGATCTACCAACAACAGAACCTGTTTGAAAATACATGTTCAAAGCTTCGGCTGGATTATAATTTGTACCATTACCTAAATCAACTTCTGCTAAACCGTCCATATCTAAGAACACACCGTCAGGCACCATTCTAGATATTACTTGTTGTAACTTTAAATGAGTTAACTGTATCATATCAGCAAAGCCCATTGTTTTAGTAACTAAAGATTCTATTCTGCCCTTGTACATACGTGGAGCACATATAGCGTAATTCATTTCAACCTTTGTCGTATCGGCCATAGGTCTAGTCATGTTCTCAGCCATCTGCCACTGCAGCATCATGTTTGTTCCTAAAACTTTTACACCTTCAAATAAAACCTCTACACTTCGTGAAACTTTGTTAAAATTATCACTATTAGGCGGGTTAAATGTATCAGGTTTCTCTAAAGCTTTTTCTAAACCTTGATCTGTGTGTTTAATTTTAAACACTTGATCCATGTAAGTTTTATATTCAAAATATAATACTTGAACAGTGTTTTCATCATAAGCTCCCCAACCATATATATAATTATTATTGCTATATGATTTTTGTACTTTTTCTAATTCTTCGTTTGAGATATGTGGAAACTGCTTTTTTATCTCAGGTATTGTCATTGCTTTGACTTCACCTACATAGTATATGTCTTCAAAATTTGGATCTTCTGTATACGAGTAAACCATATAAGAAGGATCTACATAATCTAAAGTAATACCTTCTGACGTATTAAAATTAGTTTTAGCGGCAGCAATTCCTAAAGTTACTAAATCATAATTTAATCTACGTTTTAATAAGTCATATTTATTTTTATCTAAAACTTGAGTTATAGCTTCTTCTTCTGCTATTTCTATTGCCTGCTTATAACTTAGTTGCAGGTGCAATTCCATTTCTTCTATTGTCTTAGGTAAGTCAATTGCAGGTATATTTGTTTTAGATATATCTTCACCAGTAGTTGCTTTAACTTCTGATATAATGTCTTGCCCAAACATATCCATAGCTAATCTACTAGCGTAATCAGTTCTTTTCTTTACAGACTCAGGATCTTGAGCATAAGCTTTAATGTCATAATCTTTATTAGATATGCCATTAGTTAATATGTCAACAAACTTAGAAAGTATAGGAACTGGTTTCCAATCTAAATTTAAATAAGACAAATCACCGTTTATGGATAATTCGTCTTTATATTTTTGAGTAGACTGTTCGCCTCTAGCATATAGTCTACGTTGATGATAATTATTAAATGTAGTTAAATATCTATTACCGTTAGTTCTACCTTGCGCAAACCATTCAGATTGTATAGCATCAGCAACTTGACTGCCGTACTTTAAACTTAACTTTTCCTCCAAAGGTACCACCTGATTTGGAAACGCGCTGTTAGCATTATAGTCTATATTCATTTATTTATAATTTTAGAAACAAGTCCTGAATTGTCATATCTTTTAATACCGAGATCATATGAGGCTAATTTTATATCTGGTATAGGTTTATATCTATTTTTATTACAAGCCATTATAGCTAATCCAGAACTAATTGAAGCATCGTGTTTAGTTCTATTATTTATGTTAAATCTACTCCAATCATTTAAAGTACGCTGGAAATACATGTCTCCATATTTTTCGTTATTATAACCTACAAAATTCTCTATGTAAGTTTCTATAGCAGCAGCGTGAGCTTGCTTAATATCTTCACTTGAATTAGGTATTCCACCTATATCTCTTTCAGACACTGATAATTTGTTGTAAATCTTATCAGGTCTATTCATTGAAAAACCTCTATAACCTCTTCTTTTAAAGTGATATAAAAGTCTTGGTTTATTATTTTCCGCCAATATTGGCATACCATAAAATACACACGCCATTAAAACATCTTCAAAAAATATCTCAGCAGTTTGTGGTCTTGCTATGTATTCTAAAAAGAAATGATTAGGAGGAACATCAAGCATGCTAAAACTAGTTAAACCATGCAAAGCTCCATTAGAACCTCTATTGTCTACTGTTCCTGATATATCGTAACTATCGCAACCAAACGCACCAAGATCTTCATTTCCAGGATATTTTATACCATTTTTTAATATTACACGATTTTGTAAGTTTTCAGGTGGAATCCAAGATATAAAAAATCTACCATTATTGTTTGGTATAAATATAACACTAGTATCTTTTATACCATCACGCCATTGAAAGTTGCCTTGAGTAACAAGTGAACTATGTTTTAAATCTCCGTTAAAATCTATTTGCTCGTATATTTTCGTTAAATTAAACAGCGACTGCTTTGCTTCGTCTCTAAAAGCATGTTCTTCAGTTCTTGGAAATTGACGATAAAATTCATTTAAAGCATCTTGATCACCTTTCAATCCATCAACTTCGTTTTGCCAATAATCAATTACACCTAAATCTATAAATTCTCCATGAGGCCCTTTAACTTCTTCCGTTGGCGTATCGAATACAGGTATGCCATAAGTATCAATGTATCCTTCGTAGTTCCATTCCATAGGTATGAACAAACTATATAATCCTGAGCGAGTCTGTCCATTGCGGTTTCTTTTTGTAACATCTGAGTCATAGTATAATCTTTTAAAATTATCACCACCTTTGTCCAATGAGTTACAAGTTGAACCCATCATACATTTACCTATAACTCTACTACCTAATCTAAGGGTGGTTTTCGTAACACGCCAGTTGTTGAGGATGTTGTTCGGCCTCTCCCATTTACCACTCTCATCGTGGACGAGGAGTTTGAGCTTCTCACCATCGTAGGAGTTGTCACCCGTGTTCTTCCAATCGATCGTGGTGTCGAGACCTTGTAATTGGTCTTGCGGTTCGTTGGCAAGTATTTTTCTTCTTGTAAACTTGGACGCTGGTACGCGATAGGCAAGCTCGGTCTTTGGGCGGTCCATACCGTCCTGTATCGGCTTGAAAAAGAAGGGGTAATTAACCGATATGGGTACCACTTTATCGGTAAACATTGTCTTAGCATCGGGTCCAGACTTAGATAAAATCCCATATCTGGAATCGCTAGATATGGTTGCCAAGTTAACCACCTCTCCTGACGCCATGAATGAAAATCCAGATCTTCTATTTTTAAGGTAGCACATCCCGTAACAACGTTTATCTGCTTTGCAAGCTTCCCAAAAGATAAAGAATAATCTATTGGCTTCTCTATAGTCTGGCTTCCCAACATCAATCTTGGACCACTGCAAGTACATAAAATGAGTACCAGTAATGTAAGTAGCCAGGTTCTTATTATAGAACCAAAAACCTTCTTCTCTACGAGTAAACTCTTTATCAATGTAATCATACCAGGTTTCCTTAAAATCAACAGGGTATTGCTCCCAATCAAATATAGTTTTTATTTTTTTTAGTTGTTCTGGTATAGGGGTATATTCCCAAGTGTTAGATTTAAAAGTTTGTATTTCTTTTGGTTGTTTTGGTAAAGCTATTTTTAGGTTTTGTATTTCATATATTTCACCTATTTTACCATTTTTACTTATAACAATAACATCATGCTCCTTGTTATAACCATACTCCCATTTGTTATACCTATTATTTTTTTTAATAATATTAGGTTTTATATGGTCATCTAATACTTTGTAAAGGGTTTGACCTTGCATTACCTAGATCTTCCTTCTGCAAAACCTTTAAAAAATTTTTCTTTATTTTCTTTAGGTTTTTCATTTAACATGTTCTCTTCTTCTTGTATGCGTTGTAATATTTCAAACGCATCAAATATAGCTAGTTTTTTTGTAGCAGCAGCGTTTTTAAGTCTATCAGCTGATATATCATCATCTGAATCTACAATAGGTTCTTTAGCTACTTTTATTAACTCATCAACTGCTTTCTGCCCAGCGTGGATTATACTCTGCTTGGTTTTCTTTATATCCATGTTTTAATAAAATATCATTTGATTTCATACAATATAAACGTTGATCGTCTATATTAAACTCCCATTCAGATCCAGCTTTATAAGATACTATATCACCTGGGTTTATTTCTAGCGCTTTTAAGTACTTATTACTATATTTTAATACACCAACATTACTAGCTTCTTTTCGGTTGCTTAAAACGTCTTTATTTTTAATAGGCATTACAAAGCATCTGTCATTTAAAGACATCCACTTATTGTTACGTTTATAAAGATAAACCTGATCAACTGATGCGAAATATAAATCATCTTTAAAATACGATCTACTATTTGCTTGCTTACCTTTCATGTTGTAAAATCTTCTAAAAACATTTTGGTGTAATACAATAACATCACCTTTTTTAACAGGAGTTGGTATCGCTAACGGTGTAGATACAACCTCTGCAAGTCTATTTACAAACTTCCAGTTTTCAATTTTAGTATTTAAAACTAAATTTGTTTCACCTATTTTTTTAGTATTTGCATATCTTTCACCAATAGGTTTTACAATAAAATCATATACACTTTTCATTAATACTGTAAATCATACTCGATAGATATAGCCATATTGGAATTAAATTTTTTCCATGGCAATACTTCGTTGTTCTTTTTAATAAAAATGTTATATGACAAATCTTTTTCTTCAAATAAAATATGAGAAATTTCATGACCACCATACACCTCTTGACCTACAGAATAATGCATAGCGTCGTTTTTATAATCAGAACCTATACTGATTTTTCTTACAACGTTATCCATTTTAATCTTCTCCTTTAACTACACTTAGTTCTGCATCATCTTCAGATTCTAACTTTGTGTAAGTACCGTCTTTTAAGTTTATGTTTACTTGACCGTATTTTCCTTCTAAGTCTTTTTTAGTTTCTTCAATATCTTTATTTAGACTTGCTACTTGATGTAGTAAACTATGCTTTTGAGTTTCTAAAATACCTACTTTAGTAAGTACATCATTTAATTGATTTTGTTGTTCTACAACTTTAGATAATTCTTTTTCTTCGATTTTATTTAATTGTTCTGACATTATAATATAATTTAATTGTTTTTAATTTTATTTGTTTTTTCCCAACTACGACCTACGAAATAAGCTCCGTAAACAGTAATTAGAAGAGTTTGGAATATAGGTATATATTCGTCTGCTATTTTAAACTCACCTACATTACCATCAAAAAAAGCACATACAACAAATATAACAGTTAAGAAAATCAAAACAGCAGGGCGTATGTTTTTCGATAATTTAGAATCAGACGCCATATCTGCTTTCCATCTTTCACTGACTTGTTCTTGTGCTTCTTTATCTGCTTTTTCTAATATTTCAGTTATTAATCTTTGGGCTTCAAGTTTTTCTTCTTGAGTTGTAGTTAGTTTATCGATAACGTCACCAACATCTTTGATGACGCTACCGCTTAACCATTCCCAAATCTTTTTCATTTACTTTTTCATTCCAAATTTCATTGGACCTTTAGGCATTTTAGGTGCATTATGACCCATTTTAGAACCACCTTCATAATCTGACATCATTGGTCGTTCACCTAAAGCACCTGGGCGCTGAAATTCTTTTACTTCAGGATTTCTCTTGCCAATCTTTCTCTTTGGATTTTCACCTACACCAGTACCTATTTCCCTGCCAGACGATGTATTGTATAATTTATCAATCTCCCCACTAGAAAAAAGTCTTGATCCATCTGCACCTTTTGCTGCTCTAAGATAATCTCTACCTGCTCTCTCGCCGCGTCTATGACCAATATCTAACAAATCTTGACTAAGTGGATATGCTTTATTTGCTTTGTTTATACCCCTATTTGCTGTGGCGATACTATCTTTCTGTGATTCAAGCATAGCCTTATCTCTTTCAGCATTACGGATATTTGCTCTATTTTTAGTCAATTCTTTGCCTTTGTTGAGAATGTCTTCTTGTGTTTGTGTTCCAATAACTTTT